ATCAGAAAAGCACCAATGCGTTTTCCATAACCACCTTGCTGTGAATAGAAAGAAACGAAGGCGGCACCAATAACAGCACCAAATAACGAATCACCATTCACAAATGGGAGAAGTGAGATCAGACCAGCGCCAGTAGTAATGGCAACGGTGGTCGATGTAGTTGGTTCAACCATATATCCTCAATCCCAAAGCTGTACTGTTTGGGCTATTTGTTGTTGTGTCGTAATTTCAGGGAGAACCACTTGCGTCCCGATTGCTAGAATAGGACCTTGTTGTGCCAGATCAGGATTCGCTTCCAGTACAGTTTCGACTACGCCACTGGTGCGGCCGTAATAACGCCAGCAAATCAGATCCACGGTGTCATTCTGTAAAGCGGTAACGATCTTTTTCATATCAATTCCACCGTCATCCTTGGCGATCCGATCAAGTCGCGAATGGCCCAGCGCAAATCACGACGGTATTCATCAATGGTCGGCATCATATCTTCAGCACGTTTCTGTCCAGTATTGGTACTGTCATAGGAACGGTATTTTTCGTTCACATGCGCCCCAACATAAGAATTGATGGCACGAAAATATAAAATCTCGGTATTGCCTTTATTGTTAATCTGGCTGGTTGCCAATGCTGCCAGTGATGCACCTTTGCCTTTCAAACTGTTCAGCATTGCATTCACATCCAGCATGGCATTTTCAATGGCTTCAATCAGACGCGGATCAGAAACACTGCCATCAAATCTCAAAGATTCACGGACTTTTTTTAATGAGATATTCGGGAAAAACGGATCATTGATGATGATCTGATCTGCTGTTTCTCCACCGTTAAAGGTTAATCCACTCATATATTCTTATCCTGGTTAGCCGGTGGATGATGGTTCAGAACAAAAACTTAAAAGTCTTGTCATCCCCATCATGCCGGCCGGTGCGGGGGGCACTCGTTAAGAAGGATTTACAGGGGATTGTTCCTGATTTTCTTCTTGTAACTGTTTGGCCAGTAATCTTTCAGCCTGGTTTAAATCTTGTTTACATCCGACATTGCTTTGCAGCTCAATGGCTTTTTTCATATAAAAAATCGCTGGACTGTAATGCTGTTCAGTCAGATACATTTTACCGATGGCACAGTTAAGCTTGGCGCGGATCTGGTCATGCATGTCGTACTTTTCTGTCATATTCAGAGCAGAAATCATTACGTCCAGATCAAAGGATTCACCGGCCTTGATCTTGGTTAAAGCAGCATTGGCAATTTCTTCAGCCACAATGCTTGGCGTATCACGACTAAATGAATCAGGCATCTGCAGTTCATGCTTCAAAGCAAACTCGGCAATTTTCAGACCTTGTTCAAACATGCCAGCATCGAAACACCACAGCATGATAGTGGTGACAATTTCATCATCTACTTTACGGTCACCGGCCATCACACCTTCAACATAAGGCATATGCTTTGGGATAATTTTGGCTTTAGCTTCAGCTTTTAACTGCTCAGACTTCACACCAGATAAAACTGACTTGTCATTTTTCAGTTCAATCAGCTGTAAGTGGTAAACTGATGCATCTGGGCGTGTATCGCCAAACTGGTTGTCCTGAGCAGATTTCTCTGCCAGGACACGTAGGCGATGGTTACGAGCATGGCTCATAGATCACCTTTAGACGATTTGAATGTTTTCTACGAAAGCAACTTTTTCATACGCTTCAATAACGTAGTCTTCATTGCTTGATTGATAGTCAGCCACGCGGTTTTTCTTCGGTTCATCGATAATCGCACGACGTTTTGCAGCTTCTTGGTAGTAAATCGATAAGTTATCGAATGACGTGATCAGAATTGCATTGTCAGGGAAGAACGGCACACGTGCTGCAGGCAAGCCACCAATCTGTTTCTGACCGATCAAGACTTGTCCAGCCAAAGTGTTCTGGTTATCTTGAGTTTGGTTCACGATGGCAAAGTTTTTGTCATCTAATAGACTACGACCACAGATCACGACCAGATCAGTTGCATCCTGATGTACTTCATCAATAAAGTTACTAACGGAATCTTGTACCAATGCATCTAAATTTTTGTAATCACCTGTAGCACCTACTTTTACTGCACTCGATCCAGCAGCGACTTCTTTCATGTAGCGTTCAGGTGCACGGTCACGGATCTTTTGCAGCCAGCCAATGTTCACATCCTGCAATTTAGGATTGGCTGCGCGGTCAGTCGTTGCAGCGATTCGGGTACCATTGAAACCGATCATGATACGGTCAAGCGCAATCGCAGATGCACATGCACCAGCCCATTTTGCTGCAAAGTCATCAAATTTTGCCCATGCATCTAACTTGGCATATGGCAATGCGATGTCAAAGTCAGTTTTCTGACAAGCATAAGTGTTTTTGCCTGCACCAGTTGGATCTGCTGGATTACGTTCACCAGAGCCATTGGTATCTGTACGACCTGCAATGGTTTGATTGACAGATAAAGCAATTGTATCGCCAGTTTGTTCTGTTACTGGAACAATGTTGATTCGACCTAAGAAGTCACTTGAAAGCTGGATTTTTTCTTCAAGTTTTTGTGCTGGTGCAGGATCTACAGTAAATGTAGATGCTGCACTACCCACACCGTTAATACGGGCAACTTCTGAAGTGTAATGATTGAATTTTAAACGTGTATCGTTACGCATATTGAATAATTCCGTATTAGTAAATTACAGCTTCTGATGAACCTTGATTTCCCGTCTGTTCAGGACGACGCTGGTGGTTTGGATCTGGCTGTTCATTGAATGCTTTATCCAGTGTAGAAAGTTTGCTTTCCAGCTCTGAATACTTGGTTTCAATCTGGCTGAACTTTTGTTGCAGATTTTCCATTTCAGATTTTTGTGCAGCGAATGCTTCACCCGCTTTTTCCAGAACTGTTTTAAGCTCGGAAAAATTCACCTGAATTTCCTTTCCCTGTTCGTCCAGCTTTGGTGTGAAAATGTCATTGAATTTCTGAAGAAGGCTAGAGAACATACCTTTGCTGTCTTCTTCAAATTCAATTTTTGCTTCTTCCGCAACAGAGAAGGCATTCTTTTCCGAATTTTCACCAAACTTTGCAGCTAGGCTTGAGAATGAAAGTTTTTCAGTTCCGATGGATGCAGGGGAATCCGTCACGGCCAAGCCAACCAGATAGGCTTCACCTTTACCCTGGAAGTTAGGATCTACTTCAATCGATGTATAAATTTTCTGGCGTTTTTTGTTTATTTCGATCAGATCATCGGTTGCATCAATTTCGGCATACAGTGCCAGTTTCTTTTCGCCATTGATGTCGATTTCTTCGGTTTTGACAGCAAGTACATCACCAAAAGCACGGAAAGAAGACTCCGGCAAAGTTCCACGCAAGTGTTCAATCCAGATGCGAGCACCATAGACTTCCTGATTGTAATTTTTGCCAATTTGTTCCAGCCATGATCGTTCGATCTTGCGGCCATCAATCGTGTCACCGTCAACGGCTACACGAAACAGTTTAGATTTCGCCATGTGATTACCTGTTCACGCAGTTTTTGCATTGAATAATCAGCATGATTGAAAGTCTTGGACTATTAGTAAACCTGGGCAATTTGTAAGTGGATGGAGTACAAAACACAGCTCAAGCATTGTCAATTTTGCATTGCTTTAATGGGTGCATGAACAATATCGATAATGAGCGTTTTACGCTGACATACGACAGTCGCACCAAAGCCAAGTTCTTATATTGGATGGGTTGGCGTGTCAGCAGTATTTCCGAATACCTTCAGGAAAATGAAAAGACCGTTCATTCGTGGAAACAGCGGGATGAATGGGATAAAGATGCGCCAGCTGGCATTGCAGCACAGGCGCTAGAGGCACGGCTGTGCACGTTATATTTACTCGATAAAAAAACACCGGGTGATTTCAAAGAGATTGACCTGCTTGAACGGCAAAAAGACCGTTACACCAGACGCGAAAAATATTTAACTGAGGACGGCAATGAAGCGGATATTAATCCGAGAATACAGAACCGTAATGCTAAACCGAAAAAACAGGTGAAACGTAATGTCATCACACAGGCCATGATTGAAAAAGTTCAGTCTGACTTTGATGATGGCCTGTTTGAATATCAACGTAACTGGTACCGGGCGAAGAACCAGCGTTCGCGGAATATTCTGAAATCACGTCAGATCGGTGCAACTTATTACTTTGCCCGTGAAGCCTTTGTCGATGCCATTACCGGTGGCGGAAATCAGATTTTCCTTTCTGCATCCAAAGCCCAAGCACATGTGTTCAAGTCTTATATTAAATCCTTTGCTGCAGAGTCAATTGACATGGATCTGTCAGGTGATCCGATCACACTGAACTTTGATGAAGGTCCATCTGCAGAACTTATTTTCCTAGGAACCAATGCTAAAACCGCACAGGGTTTCCACGGCAATTTCTACTTTGATGAATATTTCTGGGTGCATGGTTTTACCGAATTACAGAAAGTTGCATCTGGCATGGCCATGCATAAGAAATGGCGCAAGACATATTTCTCTACACCATCCAGCAAGTCACATCAGGCATACAATTTCTGGACTGGTGAAATATTTAACAAAGGCAAGTCAAAAGACCAGCGATTGAATATTGATGTCAGTCATAAAAACCTGCAGCTTGGACGATTATGTGAAGACAAAATATGGCGTCAGATTGTCAATATTTACGATGCTGAACGTGGTGGTTGTGACCTATTCGATATTGAAGAACTGAAGTTTGAATACGCAGGCGAATCCTTTGCTAATCTTCTCATGTGTGAATTCATGGATGATGGCCATTCAGTTTTTCCACTGGCAATGGTTCAGCCACTCATGGTCGATAGTTGGGAAAAATGGGAAAAAGATTTTAAGCCATTAGCTTTGCGCCCATTTGGTTATCAGGAAGTGTGGCTGGGTTATGACCCTGCTGAGTCTGGTGATAGTGCAGGATTAGTAGTCATTGCACCACCGACATTTGATTATCCAAAGTTCCGTTTGCTTGAACGTCACCAGTTCAAAGGCATGGACTTCAAGGCACAGGCAGCCTACATCAAAAAGATTTGTGATACCTATCGCGTTACTTACATCGGTCTTGATACTACAGGTATGGGGACAGGCGTTGCCCAACTGGTACGCCAGTTTTTCCCAGCACTTACAACCTTCAGCTACTCAGTCGAAATCAAAACAATGCTGGTATTGAAAACCATGGACGTGATCCGTCAAGGACGTTTTGAGTTTGATGCCAGCTGGACTGATGTTGCACAAAGCCTGATGGCTATTAAAAAAACCATGACAGGTTCTGGTCGCCAGTTCACATTCGAGGCCACACGTTCTGAAGAAGTCGGACATGCTGATCTTGCATGGGCATGTATGCATGTATTTGCAAATGAACCACTGGAAGGCCAAACCACTCACAATACATCTTCAATGGAAATATTTTGATGCAGCAAGTTCAACAATCATCATCAGGCATGCAGGCATTTACATTTGGTGATCCTGAACCAGTTATGAATGCACATGACTTTGCCAGTATGTTCAATGTCTACTGGAATGGTACCTACTATGAACCACCTGTCAGCCTTGATGGTTTGGCTAAGTCATTTCGTTCAACGCCTTATTTATCTACAGCAATTATTTATAAACGCAATCAGCTGGTATCAGCATTCAAGCCAAATAAAGTAATGTCATCTAAAGCATTCGAGCAGCTGGCGATGGACTTTCTTATATTTGGCATGGGCTATGTGGAAGGTATCAGAAATCGAAGTGGGCGTGTGGTTCAGGTCAGCACACCTTTGGCCAAGTATATGAGACGCAAAAAGGATCAAAAAGAATTCCTGATGATTCTTGAAAACTGGAAGCATCATCACTTTGAGCCAGATACAGTTTTTCAGGTACGTGAGTGTGACATCAATCAGGAAATTTATGGTTCACCTGAATATCTCTCATCACTACAGTCTGCATGGCTAAATGAATCTGCTACTTTATTCCGTCGCAAGTATTACAACAATGGCAGCCATGCAGGTTTCATCCTATACCTGACTGATCCGCAGTCAAATGATGAAGATGTTAATTCATTACGTCAGGCACTCAAGGACAGTAAAGGTCCCGGTAATTTCAGAAACTTATTTTTATATTCACCTAATGGTAAACCTGATGGTATCAAACTAATTCCAGTTTCTGAAGTTGCAGCTAAGGATGACTTCTCAAATATCAAGTCGATTACCCGTGATGACATCCTTGCGGCCATGCGTACTCCACCCCAGTTGCTTGGGATCGTACCGAATAACACAGGGGGCTTTGGTTCCATCTCTGAGGCTGAGCAGGTGCACTGGAATTCTGAAATCATTCCACTACAAAAACGCATTGCTAATCCAATTAACGAATGGCTTGGCCATACTGTTATTGACTTCAAGACTTATCAGGAAGTACGTGGCACGACTGAATCTAAGAAGTAGTTATATGTGAAGCTAGAGTTGTTATATGTGAACCACCTTCGGGTGGTTTTTTTATGCATTTTAAAATTATAAAAATCCAAAACTTCTCCTAACGCTGGGCGGTTGACCCCCCACGTCACCTGCGGGCTTTTTGTATCGGCTTTTCTTTAAATATTTTGGTGATAGCAATCCCACCCAACGCTATACAGCGCAGCATATACATCACAGCAGAAGGTAAATAATTCAGTTCTGCACTTTTTGCTGTTCAGGATAGGTTTTTCTGCACTTTTAAATGACAGTAGATTTGATCAATTTAGGATTATCATTTTTCGATAGTTGTTGAGTTAAAACAAAAACAGTGAAAAAAGGTTAGAAAGGTTGAAATTGTATATTTTTTATTACTAAGTTGTTGATATTAAATAATTAAAAATCTAACCATTAAAAGGTTAGACGTGGTTAGATAAATCATGAAAATTAAGGAAAATGTTTAAAAAACAATGATATAAAAGGTTAGAACTTCTAACCTTTTTTAGAGGTTAGAACTAACCATAATCTAACCATTTTCTAACCTTTTAAAAATATTAAATAATCAATATAAATCAAAGTATTGAATACTGTTTTATAAATTTCTAACTTTTCTAACCTCTTTTTTTTCTCACCTGAAATTTTTAAAAACATTAAAAGTATTTTCCAAACTTTAGCTATTGTTGTCATAGGTATGTGATCTCTACAATTTGATGTATTTTGTTTGTATTGACCGTTGGCATAGTAGAGTTCTGTATGTTTTCCGAAAATTTATGCGCATGTCCAGTGCTCTTTGAAAAAATGGATTGTAATCCAGAGTATTTTTTGTTTTAGTGGTATGTTTAGTGGTATAAATAAAAAAATAATAAATTAAATATAATAAAAACAATTAATTGAAATTATATTCATGTGCACGCTGAGCGCACCATC